CTTCATGCCGTAGGGAACCATCAGCGCGCCACCGGACTGCTTGACAACGCCGCCGGTGACGGCATCCACGGCCGCCTGCACGTCCTTGGGGTCGACCTGGTCCAGCGGCTTGCCCTGGTGGTACGCCTGCGACACGAAGTAATCCTTCACCGCGTTGAAGATGTCCCTCTGCTGGCTGGCTGCCTGCGCAGCATTGGGCGACTGGAACGCCGTCGCCGGCAACGCCCGCTCGAAGGCGGCCGCGAACTGGGTCTCGTTGATCTTAACCGCGTTGGCGCCGGACGGCATCGGCACGTCGTTGCCCTTGGACGTGTCGAACTGCTTGTTCAGGATGCGGTCGCCGTCGAGTACCGTGGCCGCCACGTCGGTGGCTGCCATCGGCTTGCCGTTGACGACGACTTGCGCGCCGGTCTGTGCGATGTTGCCCACGTAGGAGAGCATCGGGTTCTTCTGGCCCAACTGGCCCATCGCGGTCTGGTAGTCGCGCGTGTTGCCGAGCGACTGCGCCATCTGGCCCAAGTAGCTCACCGCGTCGTGCGAGGACAGCTTGTCCAGCGCGGCCATCACCTGCGGAATTTCTGGTTTGGCAAAGATCGACGGCGGCGCGCCGTAGTCCCGCTGCAGCGTGGCGTTCACCGCTACGCGCTGACGCAAGCCGGCGCCGAACTTCTCCGGGGAACTCATGTCCAGCGGCGCTGCGCCGCCGATGGCGTGGGCTATCGCATAATCCGTGGGCGCGCTGCGCCGGTCACTCTGCGCACTGCCGAAGGCTGCCAGCGCCGCCTTGTAGAGCGGTTCCTTGACCGCGAACTCGTCCCCTCCGGCCGGCTTGTATTGGTTGATGAACGCTTCGGCCTGGGCGTCGGGCATCGTCGCCACCTGCGCCTTGAAGCCGGCGAACTGCTTGGCGTAGTCCAGCGTGTCGTTGCGCCGCTGCGCCTCAGCAGGGGCGAGTGTGGCCAGGTTCTGGGCCTTCAGCTTCTCGACATCCGGGTAGTCTTGGCCGGCCGAGAACGACGCCATGGCGTCCTGGAACTGCACTTGTCCGGCGCCGCGGGTCGAGGCCAGCTGCTTGCCGACTAGCCCTTCGGCTTGGCGCACGAGCTGCACCTTCTCGTTGAATCCGAGGTTCTTCCAGCCGGCCAGCGGCGGCGCGGAGCCAGCGATCGCCTGCTCGGACAACGGCTGCACCTGGGGGTCCTGCGACGCGGGCGCAACGCCCATGTCGGTGAAACTCTTGCCGCCCGGCGCCACGGCGAAGGCAAACTGGTTCGCCTGGTCGGGGAACTTGGCGGTGGTCGCCTTCATGGCCGTTTCGGGATCGGCGCCGGCGGCGAGCTGCTGGTTGGCGAACGCCAGCATCGCCGGCTGAGGGGGCGGCCGCACCACGCCTGGATCGCTCGGTGCCTGCCCCGGCACGCCGCCCACCTGTGTGCCATTCGGGCGCGTCACCCCGCCCTGCAGGTTGATGCTGGTCAGGAACCCCTGCGGGTTCGCCGACATCGCGCTGTACACCTGCGTCGCCGAATACTGGTGCTGCACGTCGGTGAGCAGCCGGCTCTTGACGTCCGGCCCCACGCTGGTAAGCCCCACGATCGAATCGTGCTGCTTGTCCAGCAGGCGCTGGAACGTGTCGTTGTCCGGCGACGCGGCGATCATGTCGGTGTCGCTCTTGATGCCCTGCTGCACCAGGTTGGTGGTGTAGTCGGCGTTGAGCTTGGACTGCGTCTGCAGCGCCAGGTCGTTCATCCGCAGGCCGGCGCTGGCCATGTGCCAGCCTACGAACTTGCGTGCCGATCGCGTGGGCGCCTGGTCGAGCAGATCCTGCTGCGCCTGCGTGATCGACTGGCCGGCCTGCTCGGACAGCTGGCTGACCTGCTGCGGGTAGTCCGCCGACGTGGGGTCCAGCGCGTTCACCTGCTTGCTGAAATCCTGCCGCCAAGCGAGCTCTTTTTGCGACACGGCCGTGGCCGCCCACACGCGGCCTTGATCCTGGTCGATCTGATTCAGCACGCGGCCGCCGGCGCCGAGCTCGCGGCCTACCGAATCAAGCCCCTGCGCGATGCCGCCGCCGAAGTCGGCGCTGGTCGCTTCGCGGCCATCGGACGCGCCGCCGGCCAGCACCTGGCTGGTGTAGGGCTGCATGTTGAGGTTGGCCATCAGGGCGCTCCTGCCGGCGTCACAGGTACGCCGCCGCCAGCGGCCGCATACCGGCTATAGATGCCGCCGGGGCTGTTGTTGGCGTAGCTCTGCCCGGCCTGGGCCGCGCCACCGAGCGCCGAGCCTGCGGCGTTGAGGTAGCCGGCGGTGCTGTCGGCGCCGGCCTGCATCGAATCGAGCGAGCTCGAATTCTGGTAGCCCAGCGCCTTCATCTGGTAGTTGTATTTGATGTTCAGGTTGTCCAGGGTGCCCTGCTGGATCGAGCTGCTGAGCGCGTCCAGCGGCGAGCCGGTGGACGGGTCGATGCCCGAGGCGCCGGCGTTGGCGGACATACTGCCAAGTTTCAGGCCCATGTCCCGCTGCTGCGCCGCCTGTGCCTGCGCACCTTGCTGCTGCATCGCCAGCGCGTTTTGCCGCGCCTGCTCGGCGTTGTAGTCCGCCGCGTCCGAGGCGGCCTGCCCCTGCTTGACCGCGGCATAGGTGCTCACCACGGCGGCCGCGGCCATGATGTAGGGGATCATGGGAATGACGAATGCCATTATTTCACCTTGGCGTAGAACGCCGCGTCAGTGCCATCGGGGAAAAAGGCGCGGGCGCGGGGGCACTCACACTCGAAGCCGAGCAGTTTCATCCATCGGTGTGCCTGCTCGAAATACAGCTGCACCTGGGCTTCGATGCGCGCGTAGTCGCGGGTGTCGAAGTACCGTTTCACGCGGCGGTGCACGCCGTTGAACCGCGGGCCGATGTCGGCGGCCAGGAAGCACCAGGCGATGCCGCGCCCTTCCCACGCGTGGATCACGCCGCCGACGAACAGCACCTCATCGCCGTCCAGGATGGTGAACGCGTTTTCGTTCTCCAGCAGCACCGCGTGTTGTGGCGCCATCCATCCGATATTGCACACCTGCGCGCTTTGCAGCCGGATGCGCGCCATGTGCTCGGCCTTGTAGGGGACCACGATCATCAGCCGCCATCCTGGGTTTCGAGTTGCGCGATCACCGCGCTCACATTGCTGGGCAACGGCTGGGTCTGCTCCCATATCACATAGCCCTCGCGATCGTAGCTGCCGTCCCAGGTGACCGGGATGTCCCCATTGAACAGGGACGGCGGCTCGTCCATCAGGTCCGACGAATTGCGGAATGGCACGTCGTTCACCGGCGCGCCGACGTTGCCCGCGGTCAGCTGCAGCCCAAGCGTGTCGAACAGGCGCACGATGACGCGGTGGATGCGCTTGATCTTGCCTTGGGCCGGGCCGTCGCCGACGCCGGCCTCGATCGGCATGGACTGGGCGCTGCTGGTGTAGCGGAGGCCCACATTCACGTCCAGCGCCGGGCGCTCCAGCGTGATCGTGCCGCCGGTGACCACACAGTCCGGATGGGTGGCACTGTCAGCCAACACGCTCACCGTCTGCCCTTCCAGCCAGGTGAGGCCGGTCACCGTAGTCACCTGACTGCCGAACACCGTGCGCGCCGAGCAGTCAAGGTAGGTGGTCAGGTTGGGCACGAACTTGGTCTGTGTCGCGCCGGCGTCGGTGTACGTCACCGCGTCACCAATCTCCCACAGCTTGCTCATCTTCTCCACGGTAACCGACGTGGCGCCGTTGATCGTGCGCTGCACCGCCAACCACACTTCGTCGCGCGAGTTGTCCGGCGCCGGGATCACCGCCACGCTCAGCACCTTGGTGGTGGGGTCGCCGCCGAGCTGGTGCGCCACCCAGCCCTCTTCGTCCTGGTCACGGTCGTAGCTGATACTGACCAGGGTGCCGTCTGTGCGCACCAGCCAGATGATCTGCTGTGGCGCGCGCTGCAACGCGAACTGGGTGAAGCCGCCGGTGGTCAGCTGGTCGGACAGCACCGAGACATCCGGGCCGACGAAGCCGTCCGTGTAGAAGTCGTACTTGAGCGCGCGCAGCCGGCGCGCGCCGCCCTGCAGGAACAAGGTTTCCAGGCCCACGCGCAGCGACGGCTGGGTGGTCGAGCCGTAGGCCGTGGACTGCTGGGTTTCCACGCTGGTGGGCGTGATCGCGCCGCCGAGCTGGCCGGCTTTGACCAGCCATTCGCCGCCGGACGTTCCGATCAGGATGCCGTGCGAATCGGACTGTAGCCAGCGGATCGCGTCGACGGTGTTGCTGTTCAGCGCGAAGCCGTAGGCGCACGAGTCGGTCACCGTGCCGTCCAGCACCGCGCTCGGCGAGAAGGTGGTGTACTGGCTCGACACCGACGCGTCCAGCCGCTGCGGCGTCTGTGGCGCACCGGCGAACAGCAGTCGGTCCTGGTGGAACGTCACGCATGCGGGGTAGTTGCCCGCGTAGTAACTGCTGAGCTGGAACGCCCGGTTCGCTACCAGTGCGCCGGATGGTGCGGTGCTCCCGGGGTCCAGCGGATCGTTGGGGTCAACGTAACGCATCAGGGACTCATCCCGAGGACGGTGGCCGTGCACACGGTGGTGCTGGTTACCGCCGTGATCTGGTAAATCGACCACAGAGTGGCCGGCGAGGTCGCGTCGTTGCGGATGCGCACAAGCCGCCCTACGTCCGACGCCTGGAACCCGGCGCCGTTGTTGATGCTCGTGGTGTTGGTCGCGGTAAGGGTCGCGGTGGCGCCCACTGCGGTGTCACTCGCGGCAAGCTTGTTGGTCGACACGTTGCGCGGCAGGTACGGGCCGTCGATGAACGCCAGATTGGCCAGCTGCCAGTTGGTGGCGCCGAGCCGGCTCAGCGTGGCCGGCGGGTGGTTGGGGTGCACGATGTAGAGCACGTCGTCGGACTGGGTGAAGCCCAGCTGCGACAGCTCGGCGGCCGCATATGGCGTGGCCACTTCATACGGCGCGCCACCGCTAAGCAACTGGCCGCCATTCGTGTAGAAGCGGATGGTGCTGTAGGTGAACTCCAGGATGTACGCCTGAGTCACGTTGAACTCGAACCGCTGCAGGCGCACGGCGGTCGCGTTGTTCTTGACGCTGGCGACGTACTGGGTGCCGGGACGGCGTGTCAGCGGGCCCTGCAGCAGCGGCACATAGTTGAGGCACTGGCTGAGCGCGGCCTTGCGCTTGGGCAGGTCGACGCGCCCGTACAGCTGGGGCGACCAGGTGCCGGCGTTGAAGTTGGACTGAATCCAGGTCGCGCGCATCAGCGCACCCTCGCCAGCCACCAGTCGTCATCGGGGGCGTCGGCCGGAAGCGACTCCAGCGCGTCGGCGTGCTTGGCTTCGTCCAGCGCGTCACGGTACGCCTGCTCGGCGTCGGACTTCTTCTGGTTGGACTGGGTAAGCCGCTCGCACATGGCCTTGGCCATCGCCGCTGACAGGGCTTCAGCGAACAGCGGGTCGAACATCGTCGGGTCTTGCACGTCGACGACATAGTTGAGATTGAGCACCGGCGCGGAGGCGCTGTTGCTCGTGCCGTCCGGCGACTGCTGGGCGTTGGTCAGGATCTTTCGCCCTTCCAGCTTCCAGTCCAGGCACGGATCGTTCGGAAGGATGATGCGCACGCAGTCCACCGGCAGGCTGAACTGGTAGGCATAGTCGAACGCGGGCGCCGCGACATCGGGTGCAAGCACGGCGCGCGTGGTGGCGAAGTTCCACACCTGCTTGCGCAGCTCAGCCCGACGGCACGGATCGTAGGTGCGCGTGCATTCGCGCGCCTCAGGCGTGTTGTCCGTCAGGTTGAGGATCGAGCCGGCGCCAAGCAACTGCAGCGCACGGTTGGCGATCCCGGTGATCGACTGTGCCATGCGCTGGAACCCTTACGTGTTGGTGATGACGGCGATCTTGAAACCCGAGTTGGCCGGAACGCCGATCTGCACCGGCACGTTGGCCGGCAGGCGCCGGTTGGTCGCGGTCGCCGTGGGCGTGGCGGCCACCGCGATCGAGCACACCACGTCGGACACCAGCTCCACGAGCGTGGTGGCTGCGTTGAGCGTGGCCGATGCCGCGCTGGAACCGCCGATGGCCACGGTCTGCTCGGCCAGCGCCGGGTATGCCGGCGTCCCCTGGACGAGATAGCCCGCGCCATCCCGTACCTGGGACGCGTGCTCGGTGATGTAGAGGGTGGCCATCGGTCAGCCTCAGATCGGGGTGAAGGCGGACTGGTCGACCACGTTCTTTATCCGCTCCATCGCCACGGCCAGAAGATCCCGGCTGGTGACGTTGGCGGTGCTGTTGATCGCCACCTCCACATCCTTGCCGGTGGTGGTGGACGCGATCGACACGGTGCTCTCTTCTGCGCCGACGTTGATGCCGTAGAAAATCGTTGCCATCGTGCGCTCCGGTGCGGGGGCGGCGGCCGGAGCCGCCGCCCGTCAGGCTTCAGTTCGGGTGGCTGACGTAGATGTCGACCACCAGGGTGCCCGAGGCCGGCAGGGCCGCGACACCCACCGTCAGGATCACGCGGTCGTTCGACGTCTGCGGCAGCGCGGCGAGCTGTGTGGCGTTGCCGGTGTTGGTCGGCGTGTTGGTCGCCGTCAGCGTCAGCGCCGGGGTGTACTTGGTCGCATTCGCCGCGTTGCCCACAGACACGGTGGACGTGCCCAGCGAAACGCTGGTGGTGAGCTCCACGCCGGCGAACGAGTAACCCGCGGGGAGGTCCGCCAGCACCACCGTGTCGCCGCTGGCCTGCGAAGCCAGGTTGACCGTCGCCCGGAAGCGACGGACACGGGCCTCATACGCCTGCACGGCGGATGCCTTGACCACGGGCAGGCTGTCGACGCCCGCGGTTTCCACACTGTAAGTCTGTGCCATGGTGTGTGCTCCTTACAGCGCGTTGATCTGGATGACACGCTTCTCTTCGAGACGCGTGGCACCGAAAGTGCCCTTGGTGTAGACCTGCCACGCGTTGCGCTTGTCAGGGCGACGATCGACGCTGGCGTTGATGTCGTTCCACAGGCCCAGCGCGACGCCGGACTTGCACCACACCGGGATCTGCCGGTTGGCCGGCGCGGTGCCGGCGAACATCGGCGCACCCGGATAGCGCTCGGAGTGGATGAAGTTGAAGCCCATGAAGCTGGAGATGTGGCCGTCGACCAGCACCGGACGGTTGGTGTAGTCGAGGTTGGTCGCCTGGGTCTCGCCCAGCATGTCGTCGTGCGCCTTGCCGTCGACCGCGACGTACAGGGTGTCGGTGTCGATGTTCACTTCGGCCGCCAGCAGCAGCAGCTTGGCCGCACGCAGCTTCTTGACGTTCAGGCCGGTGTTGCTCGACGCGCCCACGGTGATCGCCACCTGCTGGCCGCTCGGGAAGCTGGTGGCGGTCGACCCGTTCTCGCCGGTCTGCGAGTTGCCGAAGAACGAGGCGCAGATTTCGTCGTCGATCGCGCGGCCCAGGGCATACGCCTGCGCGCGGGCAATCGGGCTGGCCGGGTCGATGATCAGGCGCAGGCGATCCTGGTCGTCGATCAGCTCGCCGACGTCGTAGTCGTTCGGGTAGCACCAGCGGCGATCCTGCGGCGTTTCCACCAGCGGGGTGTCGGCGTGGCGACTGGTGTTCTTGATCGCGCTGACCTGACCGAACTGGTCGAGCAGTTCGGCGGCCTTGCCGTGCAGGGCGTACTCCTGGACGGCGCCACGCAGGCGCGAACCTTCCTGCTGGAGCAGCATCGCCACATTGGCGGAATACTGCTGGACGAAGGCAGTGGTGATCGGGCTGGTCATTGAAGGGGCTCCACAAGGGGACAAATCGAAAGGTCAGGGCTTCAGGGCGCCCATCGTTCCCGGCTTGTCCTCTTGCGAGGGGCCTCAGCTACCGCCTTGGCTTTGATGCGGGGGTCGAATCGCTCCGACTTGTCCCACTGGCCACAACGGCATTGTAGAACGTCGTTGCCATTTTGACAACACTTGCCGCATCCTTGTCGTGCGTGGCCACGCACACCGGCACCGCCAGCTTCAGACATTCGAGCATCATCTCGGGGTCGGTCACGGCGTCACTCCGGGTAGGCGTATTCGTGCAGGCGGGTCCACTGCTTCACCGCGTCGGCGTCCTTGTTCATGTACCGCGACATGAACGTCTTGTCCTGGCGCAGGGACTGGATCTCGGCCTTGGCCTGCGCCGGCGTCTTGGCGCCGCCGAAGTTGGTGCCATTGCCCGACACGAAGTCGCTTTCGCCGGTCTTGGAACCGATCTGGTGCAGCAGCAGCATGGTTTCTCGGTGGCCCAGCGCGCCGGCCACCTTGTCGATCTTGGCCGCGTCCCAGCCCAGCGCCGCCGCCGCGTTGCGCGCGATCACCAAGTTCTGGTCGTGCGCCGCGCCCCATTCGGTCTTCACCGCGGCCACGTCACGCTGGAACGCCTCGGCGCTCTGGTTGCTCTGCGCGGCCACCTGGTTCTTGATGAACTCGTTGTTCCACTGGGCCAGGCCCTCCGCCTGCGCCGAACTCAGGCCGAGCTCGTGGAACTTGATCTTGGCCGCCTCGGCGAACTGTGCGTTGCCGTACTCGGGTGGCACGTCGATCTTGTAGTCCTTGGGCTCGACGGGTCGCCCGAGCTTCGTGTAGAAGGCATCGAGGTCGGCCTTGTCGGCCTTCTCCCCCGGCAGTACCACGGTGCGGCCGGCCTTGTCGGCCCCGAACAGCTTTTCCAGATTCTGGTAGCTGTCGACCACCTGGGCCGGATCGGTCCAGCCCTTGTTCTGCACATAGCCTACTTTCAGCTCATCGGCGCCCTTCAGCCACTCCGGGCCGGCGGCGACGGCCGGCGCGGGAGCGGGCGCAGGTGCGGCAACGGCGGCAGAGGTCGAGCCGGCGGGGGCGACCACCTCGGCGGTGGACGCGGCAGGTGCAGCGGCGGCAACGGAATCGGTCATGGGGCTTCCTTCGTGGGTGCGGACACGCCGTAGCGTTTCCACAGGTCGTCGTCGGTCATCTTCAGGTGGTGCTGGATACGCAGCCACACTTCCCGGCGGCCTTCGGCCACCGCATGCACGCGCGGGTCGGGGTGAAACGTCGATTCAGTGGCACGGCAGAACCGGGCCAGATCGGCCAGCACCAGCTCGGCGCGTGGGCCGGAAAACGTAACGCGGTAGGCGTGGGCCCGCGCGCGCAGGAACTGCAACGCCGATTCGATTACGCCCATCCGGCGACTTCCTCCATACGCAGCGAATACCCTTTGAGCGCCTTCTCGGCGCCCTCCATCCCGTTCATCCAGAACCACCATCGATCATCCTGCTGGCTGTACGGTGGTGATGCCTTCCAGCCCTTGAACTGGAAGCCTTCCCAGCCGGAACGGATGGCCTGCCGCTTGGCGTGATCGTCCAGGTAGATTCGGGTGTCCAGCACTTACTGCCCCCCGACCTGGTTGCCCTGGGGCGCCGCGGACTTGAGCATCGCGGCCATGCCGGGGAGCGCCTGGGTCGCTTGCGCGGTGGACTGCTGCTGGCTGCGGTCCTTGCGTTTCTGCGCCACGGTGGCCGGGTCGTTGATGAACTTGAACGGCGCGCCGTTGATGTCGACGATCGCGGGGACGATCTCGTCGAAGTTGAAGATGTCCATGACGCTCGGGTCTTGCGCCTGGCCGGCAATCTCGGCGGCGAACTGCAGCGCACGCTGAATGCCCGAGCCCTGCTCGGCGCGCATCGCGCGGTTGAGTGGCGCGTCGTACTCGACCTTGAACTGCGCCCGCGCCTCGATCAGCTCCGGCGGCGGCGGCGGGATCAGCCCCAGCCGGTACAGCACCGCGTACTCGCGCTGGATCATCGGCCCAAGGCTCTCGCTCTGGAACCGGCCCATCGTGGGGCTGAGCAGCGCGCCCTTCTCGCGGGAGCGCTCCAACACCTCGGTCGCCGTCATCTGCGGCGAGTCGACCATGATCTGGAACAGGCTGACCAGGAACGCATCGTTGATGGCGCCACGCTCGTCGTCCATCATCTCCTTGCCAACCTGGACACTGCCGGTAGGCAGGGTGTGCACCAGGGGGCGGCCGTCGGCGTTCACGCCGCCGGAGTTGAGTGCGCCCGGCTTGAAGCTGAAGCCGTCCATGATGCCGTCGTCATGCACCAGC